GGATTATTGCCTTGAGCAGTCTGCAGACTTCATCGAGATCCTTGAGGCCATGTCGAGCACTGGTGAAGATGTTGTCATTCCTTTTGACAAGGATGGCAATGAACTTGGGTGGTTCTACCTGATATACAACAACGGTTCTGAGGGCAACCCAATGATCTTGATTAGCGATCTAGTGGCTAACTCTTTCTGCGATGGGATCTACAACAAGGTCTGCGAGCAGCTCGCTGTTTAACTTAATCATTCAACGCCCCCCTCGGGGGGCAATCAAAGGGGAACAAAATGACTAACTACTGGAAAACATCAGACATTCGTATCACTAAAGACACCCCGGGATTCTTTTGGGCAGAGCATAAGTTCGCAGGGCAACTGATAGAATCAGGGTGGTACGAAGATCGTAACGCATGCAGAAGAGATGCAGTTGAAATACTGATGGAAAAGAAAGAATTGAGAAACCAACGTAAAGGTGTTGCATGGTAACCGTTACTGTATTATCATGAAGCCTCACTAACGCAATAAGTAAGGGGCAGTAAAATGAAAATCAAAATTGAAATGACTCTGGATGTAGATGTAAAAATTATCGAGCAGCTAATGGCCGAGAGGCTGCTGGCAGACAGCGATGAGACTGTGCAGTATTTTGTGCGGTCACACGTTATCTCTGCTGGCGTAGGTGCTCTTGAAGAGACTCTGTATGACGCTGACCTCGGTGACGCGTTTGACGTTATCAAAACCAACATTTAAGGGGAAAGACATGAAAGATATTTTTGAAAACGTAATTGCACTGGCACCGTCTGATTGGGACAATGACCTGATGAGCCTGTCAGATGAGCTGAAGGATCTTGCTGTGTTTAGCTGGTTTCAGGCGAAGCCTAGCTGGATTGAGGACTTTCTTCCTGAAGCGCTGCATGATCTGAAAAAGACATGGATCAGAGTGCTCTATGAAGACACCGAAAACTTTGAAAAAATCATCAACTATTGGCGTGATGTTTACAGCGTAAAGCATGACATCACTGTGGAGGGCAACGAAGATGTTTTCAATCACTGTGCGGCTCTGGGTGATTTTCAAACTGTGTGTGCTAATGCTGTTGATTTTATTAGCAATGAGCGCATTAGCTTTGCAGATATGTATAAGGAGCTCATCTATCTTGAGCTTGAAGCTACTCTCCGTGACAAACTCTTTGAGGCCCAAGGTCTTGAAGAGAGCCACGGCTGTGATGTTATTTAACCGGAGGATGTATGAAAAATTTAAGTCAGAATGATCGCGTTATTGAGTTTTTCCAAGGGGGAGGCTCTCTGACCACCCTGAACGCTTGGCAGGAGCTGGGCATAAGTAGGCTGGCTGCAAGGGTTTATGACCTGCGCTGCATGGGCCACAAAATCACTTCCACTCAGGTCCCGGTTTACAACCAGTTTGATGAAAAGTGCATGGTCGCTGAATATACGCTGGAGGTGCCAAATGGGTAAGGGATCAGCAGCAAGACCCCTCCCTGACCGGGAGACCTTTAGCAAAAACTTTGACGCAGTGTTCAACAGCGGTCCAAAGCCAAAGGCCCAGATCATGCGAGAGATGCGAGAGCGTAGAAATAACGAGGGCATGACCGAGCTGCACCTCTGGGTAACCCCGCAGCAAAAGCTGGCTATCGAAGCCATACTGGAGGCAGATACAGCCCCATTGCGCTAGTGATCAACTGGTGTACAATATAGCCACGGAGGGCTACCCCAATGTTCGACTACCTACGAGATTTATTCAAGCGCAGAAAAGGCAAGCCATTGCCTCGTCACATGGTTATCCCAGACACCCAGACAAAGCCGGGTCAGTCATGGGACCATCTTCGCTGGGCAGGAATGTATGCCGCCAAAACCAAACCAGACGTTATTGTTCACATAGGTGACCACTGGGACTTCCCCTCGCTGTCTAGCCACGATGCTAAGGGCAGTAAGTCTTTTGAGGGGCGCAGGTATGTCGAGGACGTTGACGCTGGTATAAACGCAATGAGAGCCTTCCTAGACCCCATCAGGGAGGAGCAGGCCAAGCTAAAGCACGACAAGAAGAAACAATGGAACCCTCGGCTGGTGTTTACCATTGGCAACCATGAGTACCGCATAGAGCGAGCTCTTGATGCTGACGTTAAACTAGAGGGCCTGATGAGCTATGACGATCTGCAGCTTAAGGAGATGGGCTGGGAGGTTTATGACTTCCTGAAGCCCGTAGTGATTGATGGCGTTTGTTATGCCCACTACCATTGCTCAGGTGTGATGGGGCGCCCTGTGTCGAGCCCTGACCTCATGCTCAAAAAGCTACATATGTCTACCGTGATGGGTCACGTTCAGGACCGGGCGATAGCCTTCAACAAGCGAGCCGATGGTAAGAGACTGACCGGGATATTCGCAGGGATCTTTTATACGCACGCTGAGGAGTACCTCAACTACCAGACCAACAATAGCTGGCGTGGTATCTGGATGCTTAACGAGGTTCAGGACGGTGAGTTTGACGAGATGCCTATTAGCCTAGACTACCTAGCTAGGACCTATATGGAGGATGAAGATGAGCGCACTGGATAAGCAGGAGGGTGGCAGCCATTACAAGCTGGCAATCCAACCCATAGAGTATATTGCAGCGAATGAGCTCGACTATTTTCAGGGCAACGTGATTAAGTACATCACCCGGCACAAGGGTAAGAACGGAGCAGAGGACGTTAAGAAGGCCATGCACTACTGTGAGCTGCTTTTGCATTATCAGTACAGTGATGAGGTATACGACTAATGGCCAAGATTCACTGGTTAAACAAGCCGGACAAACCAACGTCAGGCATGACCTTAACCAGAGTGTTCTGTGATGATTGTGGCACCGGGCTGCAGTATTGGCTAAGTGAGGAGGAGGATACAGCATATGGACTCTGCCCTACTTGCCATCTGGGGGCCCCAGTAGAGGTTAGCTGGACCGAGCAGATACAAGATGACCAATAGTGGTATAATCGAGCCATGAGCAAATTTATCATTGGCAGTGACCTCAACGATGCGGACCTAGAGCTGGTGCAGGACTTAGCTCAGGCGCTGTATGACCGCGATCAGCTACTGCTTGATGATGTTATGCACCTAAGTAGACAACGACTGGAGAGGGCCTGTAGATGCTTCCAGAGCCCTTGTATATGTGAAGAATGAGACCAACAATATTTAATGATGAACTAGCGAGCACCATTTGCAGACGATTAGCCTTGGGCGAGAGCGCCCGGCAGATCTGTCGTGATGACTCAATGCCAGCACTCAGCACGTTAATGAAGTGGGTAACGGACAGTGACAAGAAAGACTTTTCGGAGCAGTACGCGAGAGCTCGTGATTGTCAGGCTGACTACTACGCTGATGAGATTGTAGACATTGCAGATGAGCTATCCGAAGACGCTGACAGCAATGCGATCCAACGCGCCAAACTCCGAGTAGACTCCCGCAAGTGGAAGGTTGCCCGGATGTCTCCCAGAAAGTACGGGGACAAGTCGCAGGTTGACCATGTGAGCAGTGACTACTCCATGCAGCCTACCCATGTGACCTTGGTCGCTGAGCCCTTCCCTGATGACCCAAAAATGCACTAAGGCTGAGATACGCCTACCACCTAAGATAGTCTCGATCTTTGAAGGGTCCGCCAGATACCGGGGAGCCTTTGGAGGTCGTGGTTCAGGCAAGACCAGATCCTTTGCCCTGATGACTGCAGTTCGTGGTTACCAGTGGGGGATGGCAGGAAAGAGTGGCCAGATCCTCTGTGCCCGTGAGCACCTCAACTCTCTCGATGAGTCTAGTCTTGAAGAGATCAAGTCAGCTATCCGCAGCGTGGATTGGCTCAATGCCTATTACGAGATTGGTGAGAAGTTTGTCAGGTCCCGTGATGGCCGTATCAACTACGTCTTTGCTGGTCTAAGGCGAAACCTCGACAGCATCAAGTCAAAGGCTAGGATCATTCTAGCGTGGGTAGATGAGGCTGAGGGCGTGTCTGACAGCGCATGGCAGAAGCTAATACCAACTGTCCGGGAAGAGGACTCAGAGATCTGGGTAACGTGGAACCCGGAAACCAAACGCTCAGCAACGCACAGGCGGTTTAGGCTAGACCCTCCAGAGGACAGCAAGATCATCCAGATGAACTGGGAGGACAACCCCTACTTCCCTGATGTGCTGGACAAAGAGCGCAAGGATGACAAGGCTAAGCGCCCAGACCTGTATGACCATATCTGGAATGGCGACATGCTGATCCATGCTGATGGTGCGTTCTATGCTGAAGAGATGCGTGCAGTTAACAA